TGAAAATTTTCTTGTCGATCTTCGGTTTTACGGTCTTGCGGTATGCCATGATACCACCTCCTTTTTCTCTCATTTTACCAAAAAAAAAAAAAACGCAAGGCTGATTTTCGTCAACCTCACGTTTTTAATGTTTGCATTATTTGTTTTCGTATTCTTTGAGCTTTTCACAGATTGCTTCTGCCCATTCTTCATCCATGTTGTACTCTTTTTTTATTTCTTCTTTGTCTGTGCTTCTCCATCCGCCGTCGTAAAGAGCTGCTGCACAATCTTCTACATGTTCTTCATAGTAACTTTTCATGGTTTAAGCACCATCCTTTCTACACCTTTATTATACACCTCTTTCATACACTTGTCAAGCACTATTTTACCTAGAGGTCGTCCGGTGCGCGTTGGGCCGCGCATGAAAAGGACGACGTAACTTTTTTGTGTCACGCCGTCCTGTTCCCTTTATTCAGCCGTTCTTTTAGATTTCTTCCCGGATAAGTTTTTTAAATTTATCTTGATTTTTTCGATCTTTCACATCATAATATTCTTGCATGGTTAAGCCGGTCTGCTTGAGCTGAGCAAAGAGCGCGTCGTTTGCGATTCTTCGGCGTTCTCTTTTGATTGCTTTCAGTTCTTCAGATTCGGCTTTTACTATTGTGTCCTCTATCGTCTCACTTTCTGCTTCTGATAGCGGTTTGCTGTTTGAATGTTCCAGATCAAAGAGCTTATCAAAATATCTTGGTGGCTTTGCTCTCCTTCCATTTTTCAGTTGAATTTCATCTTTTGCATAGATTTCATCTTTGTGTTCCTCATAGTACTGCATTCCGATCGCAGGATTTTTGCTCATCATGCAGCGTTCTGGTAAAACTCCGAGTTCTTCATAATATTTTTTTGAATCTTTGCCGTAAATTTTTTTTGTCGTGTATCTTGCGGTGTATGCCATGTTTTTCCATTCTGCTGGTGCTACCACTACATGACCCATACCCCACAGCTTTGTGAGCCATTCAACATTGTAGTATCTGAATCCGTTCTTCTGTTTGTAGATTTTCAGTTCTTCCGGCTTTATCGGCAGATCGTACACGATCGCATGATAATGCGGTCTGTGTGTCTGGCTTCCATACTCGCCCGCTTGGTAGTACATCAGCTTTCCGGTATTTCTTTCATGGTATTCCAACCAGCGTCTTAGCCGTTTCCAAAATTTTTGCATGTCCTCATAGTTGAGTGTTAAATTTTCTATGATGATCTCGCCTGTTTTTTTGTTAACGCCTAAACCCTGATTATAAGACCATGGTACGTGTTCATTGTCGTATGTAAGTGTTAAAAACCACGCATTGTCGTGGTATGGAAGCTCCATTTCCATCCTATTCGCCCAACTGCTTGCATTTTGCATTTTACAGCCGGCACAGTGTCCACATGGCAGGATTTGTGCATTTTCGTCTTTCAGCTTTCGCAGCAGCTTTTTTTCTAGGTTTTCTTCCAAGAATGGTCCTTCAATGTTGAGTTGGCTGTTGTGTCTCTTTCCTGCCAGTAGATACTTTTTCAGTGTCGTTATTTCGCCGTCTGCGAATCTTACCAATGGTTTTGTGCACCCCATATGGATGTTTCACCCTCTTTACCTCAGTGGGCCCCAATAACCCTTCTTGATGTTATTGGGGCCCACTGACACAATTTTTCTTGTCAAGTCCAATTTAATCATGGATTTTTGTCTCAATCGTTGTACCCTAAGAGTTGAGCATACATGTCGATCGCGTCTCTGATTATGTCGCTGTCGATGTATTTTTCTCCTGTTTTTCTGCTTTCTATGTACCTCAGTTCGTCTAGCTGCTTCTGTGTGAGGTTTACGTTTACTCTTTTTGCTATTTGGCTTTTCATGATTTTACCCCTTTCTAGGTAAGGTGTGTGATTAGTACACCCATATTATACACCTCTTTTCTGTGTCTGTCAACTATCTATTCCTTGTTGTGTGCCCCGGGTTCCATTCAATGTCTCCGTGGCCTTCTCCGCTGATGCCCTTTTCGTTTCCTCGTGTCGTGCTGCTGCTCTGCTGGCTGCTCTGCTGGTTCAGGCTGCTGATCTGTTGTGCGCTGCTCGACATGATTTGACTTGTTGCTTGTTGCATTTGCTCTGCGCTGTACCATTCGTTCGACTGCTTTGCCGTGTTGATCGCGCTCATCGCGTTTTGCAGGAACTGTGCCGTGTTGTTCCCATAGTCGTACATGCTTTGCATGGTCGCCGTGTGTGCGCTTGGGATGGCTGCGCTCTGAGTGTGTGAAAAGCTTTGCATTCCGCTGCTTGCTGTGCCGCCTGACGGTGTGCTTGCTCCGTATCCGTTGTATGCTGCTAAGATCGGATTCAAGCCTGCTGCTTTCAGGTCTTTCACGCCGCGCTGGTATGCGGTGCTGCTCATTCTTTCAGCCCACGTTCGTTGTGCTGCTGCTTCTGCGCTGTTGTACTTCTGTGCGCTGGTCTGGCTTGCGAGGTTCAGACCGTTTGCAACAATGTTTGATAGCATGTTCAGGCCGTTTGCGTAGCTCCACATACCTGTTTGCAGGTTGTTTGCCGTTGCTGCCTGTCCTGCGTTGAACCCTGCCGCCTGTCCTGCGTTGTTTCCGGTCGGGCTTCCCATTGCTGTTTGCAGGATTGAACCCAGTGCACCGGTGTTGCCTGTTGTTACGCTTCCACCGCTTGCGGTCGTGGTTCCGCTCGTTGTTCCACTGGTGCTTCCGCTGCTTACACTTGTGTTCATGCCCTGCTGTCCCATGGCGCTGCTGGTGCTTCCGCTTGTGTTGCTGAACAGGTTTTTCATCTGTCCTGCGATCGACAGGCCGCCCGATATTATCGGCAGCCATGTCGTTAATCCTGATAAGAGGCCCATTTTGCACCCCCTTAGATCGTGTCAATTCCAGGTACGCTGTAGATCGGCATTGGTCGTGTCCATGCCTGATTGTAATAGAAGTTACAGATGAACTGATGGCTGTTGGAACTCTGCACTGCGAGAGTTCTGTCAATGTTCTCTGTTCCTTCTTTTATCCACGTGCTGGACAGGGTAGGTAGTGCGTCGTACTTGTCTGCATAGTGCCATGCATCCAGCGTTTGTGCGTAGGTGCTGCGCATTTCGCTTGTTACCATGTTGGTGCGGTACCTGTAGTCTGCCCATGCTTCTTGATAGCCGAAAACTTCCTCGTCCTGCGGTTTGCCCTGTGCATAGATCTCCTGATTGAGAACTGCTTGTTCACCGAGGTTTGCAAGCATCGGGTCATAATAGCTGAAGCGCGTGTTTCTTGTCCAAAGCCTGCTCAAACCCTGTTGATAGCTGTGATCTACGCGGATAGCTGCCAGACCCAGAACATAACCATGTTCCGTTGCTGAGTACGTGCACATGTTCCGGCTCAAGGTCGTCATACTGTAAGCACCGGTGTTTCCCTGCGGCGATGTGCTGTCTGTGCTGCTGGTCTGAATGACCTGATTTACATTGATCGGCATTCTGTGCCCACCGATGTACTCAGATCGGTCAAGACGTGCGTCCGGACTGGTCACACCCCATGCACCTTTTAGGATTTCTTTGTATCGGGTTCCGGTTCTTGCATCTCGTTCGAAGATGTGCTGCACTGCGATTGCCTGCCGGAGATCGTTGATTGTTGCCGCTGTGACAGTGCTCAGGTCTGCTTGCATTGTGGCGTAGTTTATTTCGCTCGCGTTTTTTTGCCCACCGAACATTACAAGCGCTTTTCCGCTTTTGTTGTTCTTTTTTGATGCCGCGAGTTTCATGTTTGAGTTTATCGGAATGTTTTCGAGGTTTCCGCCTCCGTCTTGGAAAATCTCTCCATTTGCCATGGTTTCTGCACTATTTGGCCATACAATTTGTGCGTTTCCTGTCATTGGCAGCTGTACTGGTTCTGTAGATTTCTGCGGAGACGGCAGGCAGCTTGTAAAGTAGTCTTTGTATTTGCAGACCTTCAAAGGCAAACCGCCTGCTTCTGCGTCTGACAGGTTTGTGCCGGTGTTTACGCCGGTTGTGGTCGTGTCGTCCATGCTCTGTGTGACAGGCTGCTGCAAATTTTCGTCTCGGAACCATTCGTTCCAAACTTTTGCATACGCCCGGAACGGCAGGCTGTTCACCTTCAGGCCGCTCACGCCTGTCGGGATTCCGAAGTAATCAGCCAGCGTGCCAACGTTCCAGCCGCCTTCTGGTGCGGTCGTTACCGGAGTCGTGTACTCGGTCTGTTCTGCCCAGAATGTGGAATCGTTCTGTCCCATGAGGTTTTGAAAGTGTTTCCACAGCAGGCGTGCAGGTACGAAGAAGAAGTAAAAGTCCATATACGCATTATCCATGACCGGATAAAGCGGAGTTGCCATACGCACCAGCGCATTCAGGTTGATCTTGAAGGTGTCTGCAGGCAACACTTCGTCAAGGTAGATCGGCACAAGATCGCCCTCGTTCATCGTGGTCAGCAGGTTGAAATCTCGCTGAAACTTTGCGCGTCTGATTTCCGCATGAGGTACCTGTGCATAGTGCTGTTCACTGTTTCTGTTCATTTGCGTTCACCTCGTTTTTTGTTGATACTGCTGTATCAGGGTGTTGTGCTGCAGCTTCATTTTTCGTCGAAATGCCCATTTTTTCGAGCCACTCTTCCTCGCCTGCTGTCGCTGCCCAGTTTTGGAAGTTCATTCCGAACTTTTGCCTGATCTCCAGCGGCAGCATGTCGAACTTCTCGCGCTGCTCGTTCATCATGTTCAGGTATTCGGTGTAGGTTTTCGGCAGTTTCGTGGTGTCGATGTAATAGCCCGGCGTTGCCAGTGCGCTTTCGTCGCCTGCTGCGTATCGGCTGAGAATGGCCATCACGTCGCACTGGTCGCGGTAGCTCTGAATTTTTTCGTAGGTGTTGACTTCTCCGACCTTTTCAAGGTACGGGTGCCCGTTGTCGTCGTACCGCTCTTTGTACTCCGGTTCCATGATGTTCCCGCAGCAGTTGCAGCGGACTTCCGGTTTTTCATTTTCGTACGGCTTAAAGATCTTCATGCTTTTCGTTCATCTCCTTTTTTTCCTGTTCCATGTTGTAAACCAGTTCCGGCGTCTGGCTCTGGATCTGGCCGGTTTCGGTGTCGTACGTGCCAAGCTTGTAAATTCGCTTGTCGTCGCAGTCGCTTTTTTCCGTTTCTGCCGTGATCCACTTGAACGTGCGGTTTTTTACTTTCGGATTGATGCACATGAGATTGCCAAAGGTGCCAGCGAGTTCGTCTTTGATCGTGAAAATTTCGATAATCATGTTTTATTCCTTTCCCAGTTCGTAAATCTGTTTCGTGGTGATGTTATTGAGACCGTAGCGCAGCAGTGCTCTTGTCACTTTCGATCTGGGCAGCTCCAGTGTCTGGCTTACGTCCTCGATCTCTTCCAGCATGTTGGTTTCGATGTTGATTGCATATCTTATTTTCATCATGCCGGGTTCTTTTTGGTGATACGGTTTTGTGCTCACAGTCTGATTCCCCCTCTGCTCGGTTTCGGGTTCACATTGATCTTTTTGGTTTTCTTTGCGGTGTTGGTGAAAATTTTCTTGTCGATCTTCGGTTTTACGGTCTTGCGGTATGCCATGATACC